GCGGTGCCTGCGCTTGACTTAACGTAAATCTGCACGTCTTGCGTGCTGCTGGTGTTATTCCATGCAGAGATCAATGCGCCAATGTAAGCATTGGGAACAGGGATCCAACCTGCAACAAGCGTTGCAGCAGGAATAGCAGCAGCAAGCTCGTTCGAGTTGGCAGAAGTTGTGCCAATCGAAAGAGTACCGCCCGACCAAGCTGTTGTTACGTTAACGTAGATAGCAACAATCGTGCTCTGCGCTGGAATAACAATGCTTGTTGCGGCCGCAGTAGAGGACTGCGTAATGTCATCTGTCTGCGCCATAACGCAGAAGCCAACATTTTGCGTCCCGCTCGACCCACCGGCTCCAGCAAGATTGCCAGAGCCGTCTGAGTTGAGCACGTTGCCCGCCAAAAGCGGACCTGTAAATACCGTGCTGCTCATGTGGGATACTCCTTACGAGGTCGGGAACGAGCCGTAGATCGAACGCCAGTTATAATAGCCAAACGAGTAACGCTCGTAACCTTTAACAAGAAGATTGTCTGTCACGAAATCCACCTGCATATCTGTTTCGAACTTTACGCGCTCCATGTAGGAGAGGCCATCGATGTTGGTAAGCAAGAACCAAGGATATGCAGACGTCAAGAAGTCGTTGACCATGTAACCTTCGGGAAGGCCACCAGCCGTCGAAAGTATCGCGTTGACATCATTATCTGCAGTACCCGGACGCAATTCTGTCTTTGTAAGACGAATTGCAACAGGTTCGTTCTGCGGAGCAACAATCAACTTGCGACCGCGTGCAAACACTTTCAAGCCTGCTTGATCTTTGAAGTTCGTACGGATTGCGATCATCGCATTCAGCAAGGTTGCTTCGTTAAGATCAACGTCGGTTGAAGGACGGTTTGCTACAGTGCCGCCATCAATCGGGTGAGCTGTCGAGCAAAGAGCCTGACCGTCACCGCCGACAGAAGCATTGTATGTCGTCGCCGTGTTGAGGATGTTCGCGCCGTAGATTTCCTTGGTCTGTTGAAATGATTCAATCAAACCGAGGTTCGAAGGCTGGAACTGGGTCTTGTAGAGGTTGTCATCGATAGCTTTGCGAGTGATCGCATAGCCGAGAGCAATTTCAGTATGCTCTTGGTTATAGACGAAACGCTCACCAGCGCCCGAGTCGAATGCAGTCTGACCACCTTCGGTCTTCAACTGCGCGAGGCCGAGGTAGCGCATTTCAGCGGTACGCTCGAGAGCCATCTTCGAGTCATGCTTGGTGAAGATTTTGTCGTACTGAGATGGGATCATCTCGTACTTGCCTTCAACGCCGCGAAGTCCGGGGAGCAGAAGGTCTTTAATCTGTGAGAGATTAACAGCCATTGAAGTCTACTCCTTAAGCGTTGATGCTAGCAGGGCCAGCACCGTTAGTGCGCCAGACTTCATTGTTGAAGCCAACGATAACGTTGCAGTACTGCGTTGTCGGATCACCGCCGTTGCCAAAGCCGATTGCGTAATCGACGACGATAAACGGAGACGTGATGGTTGTGCTGACAGCGTTGAGGTAAGCACCCGAACGACCTGTAGCCGTGCTGCCCGTTCCAAGAGCGAACGTTGCATACTGACCTTGGATGCCCGAAGTCATCGTGGTCGCTGTGCCCGTCATTGGTGCGCCTGCGAAGCTGGTCTGAACAACGAAGCGAGCATTCGGATCGTCGATGACATAAGCTTCAACGTCACCCGTTGCACCCGAGCCGGGCCAGTAGGGCGACCACACAACGCGGCCGAGAGACGTGTTGAGATATTTGCAGCCAGCAAAGATGCCTGCGATTGGCTGTGCGCCGTTTGCCGCTGACACGATGTAGCCAGTAGCTGCGCCCGTGCCTGCAACAGGAGTTACGGGGTCGCCGCTGTAGATGGCCGTTGAGGCCGAAGAAGCAATACGACGGGTTGACATAGCGAACGTCGGTGCGCCGCCTGCTCCCCCGAAATACTGCTGAAAACCGCTATAGGCAGCTGTATTCGCCATGACGGTATTCTCCTTTCAGAGAGTTCCATCATCGAGCACCGGGCCGATTAAGAAACAGGGAATAAGGTTCAAAGTCTCCACACCGGGGGAGACATGCGAAGCGGATAGTATACTTAGTTTAAAAAAAAGAAAAGGGGGCCCGTAGGCCCCCTGATCAATCTGGGATCGGCATGGGCTCGTAGCCCTTGTTGATCTTCATAGAGGCATTTGAATCGTTGCGATCCATAAGGCCGCCGCGGCCCTTCGGATCAAGCTGGCCTGCCTTGATGTTGACCTGCTGGCGAGCCTTCTGGCCTTCAACGCGACGCATCTCGTCGGAGATTTCGGCAGGGCGTTCGCAGAGGATCATGCCATCGCGCTCAATCGCACCAGAGTGGCCCTTTGCCATCATCTCAGGATGACGGGTAGAAGGCACAGGCTCCCAGCCTGTACGCATCATGTTTGACATATAGGCGGGGTCTTCCCAGCCCATGACGGTCTTGCGCTTCCACTCATACGTCCAGCCATCAGGCGCGCGCGGGGCGGCAAACTTGTCCACGCCGTCATCGAACGTCTCAACGTGACCACGAAGCTCTGCGGCGCGCTTTGCTGCGCGTGCGCGTGGGTCGTCAGTCTCTGCAGCTGCTGCAACGCGCGGCTCAGGACGAGGATCTGGGCGCGGATCTGGGCGGTCTGCAGCTTGCGCCGTCTTCTTAACGACAGGCGTATCTTCTGTAACGGGTCTCATATCTTACTCCTTAGCCTGCAAGCTTGCCTTCTTTGATCAAAGCTTGCTTTTGGATTGCATATTCGCGGTCGGTCATGCCCATTGCACGGGCGTGCTCGCGTTCGGCGCTATTTAGGCTGACAACATTGGATCTTGTGCCGCCTGTGCCTGTCCCAGAACGGGAAACGGGCGCTGCAGGTGGCGCGGAACGACGTTGTGTTGGTGCTGATGCTTCGGACAATGCCGATTCCTCCTGTTTGGGAGCTTCTCTGCGGTTAATGCCAAGGCGGCCTTCGATATACTCAAAATATTCAGAGCTATCTGGTGCCACGCCGTCATCAAGAGCGTCTTGATGGGCCCGAAGAGCGCGATCAAGCTTGCGCGGGTCGGACAAAATTGTCCGATTGTCACGCAGCCACTTTGCAGACTGAGGCGTTGCCTGTGCAGCAAGCGATTCAATCGGGTCAGACGCTTGTTGTGTCTGTTTCCCAGCTGCTTCGTACTGTTGTTTGCCTGTATGAAGCTGACGAAGGTCGTTGTCGGCCTTGATCATGTCCGCTTGGATATTTGCAGCAGCGTCATAGTCGCCCGCAGCCATCGCATCTTTGAGATTTTGCTTCAAAATCTCAGAATTGCGCTTAACAGTCTCAATTGCATTGTCAATCAAGCGCAAATTAGTGTCATATGCGTCATTTTTGGCTGAATTTGCCTGCTCTTGAGCCTCACGATACCGTCTTTCGGCGTCTTCGCGTGCCCTTTTCTCTTCTTCAAGGCGCGCTTTTAGCTCATTGATGCCATCATCAACCGTCAATTCAGGCTTTTTTACCTCAATTTCGGGTTCTGGTGCCTCTGCAACGACAATTTCATCATCTTTTGCAGTCTGCTCAAGGTCTAACTCAAGCTCAATCTGCTCTGGTTGTTCTTTGTTATCCATGGTTTTTCCTTACCAAATCATGTCTGGCTCTTTGATGCGCGCCTTGATCGACAGATCGTCAAGGATGCGGCACGGCTGTCCATTGATTGAGACAGCCCAACCGTCAGACGGTCGGAACACAACCCAATCGCCTACCTTGATTTGCTCGCCATTGAACCATTTACCTGTTTCATCAACAAAAGCGGTTGGCCCAGCCTTGAGAACAAGGCCGACTTTCCCTTGATATCGGTCTTCTTCGACCGTTTTGTCAGTGAGAATGATGCCGCTTTTGGTTTTTTGCGGGCGAATGTAAATGCCCACCAAAACTTGCATATTGAACAGCTCGACATCTTTGAGCGAGCCAACAGAATTAAGAATTTCCTGCGCGGGATCAGCCGCGTGTTGCATCTTCATAGGTGGCATTAGAGGCTCCTTTCGTCGCGATTTGCGATGTCAGTGGCCTCATCCATCAGCTCCAGCGCGAGAGCCAAGCCTTGAATGATGCCCACTTGCTTGAGATAATGGGCATGATTTTCTGCAACACCAGATGCCAGAGCGTCTTTAAGCCGTTCATATTGCTCTTTTACCTTCTGTAAAAATATAGCGTGCGTTCGTTGTGACGTAGTTAACATAGCATCCCTCAATGCTCCCTCTGACATGATGGGTGGGTCGGATGCCGTCAGAGGGATAGCACCCGACCCGTTCTGCGCCTATGACCGCAGAATTACTTTTTGCCGACAACCTTGCCAGCCTTGTGCCCGTAAGCCTTGATCTTCTCCATACGGCCGAGACCGCCGCCTGCAGCAAGATCGATCACATGCGGTGTGCGACCGCCCGTGTTGCGAGGCTTATGAGCTTGGATCTCCGTCTTCTCAAGACGTCCTTTGCCGCTGCCCGCGCCCGCATCCATGTCCTTGTAAGAACGATAGGTACGACCGCCAGACTTGCGCGGCATTGGTGCGCCTTGCGGAGGCATAGGAGGCATTGGAGGAACGCCAACCGCGCCTGTTGGAGGCATTGGCATTGGCCCTGCTGCGCCCATGGGCGGAGGAACAGGCATAGCCTTCGGCGCAGGAACAGGCGCGTTTGGCGCAGGCTGATCAGCTAAGTGACGTCCTGCAGCAATGACGATGTTGATGTTCGTCTTGCCTTTGCCTTTTGCGCGACCGCCTGATTTACGCGGCAAGAACGAGCTTGCAG